GTAAAATTAGATGGCGAAAAAGTTTTATGGCTAGATATTGCCGAAGGTGATGCTGAGGCAGCAGCCGTAGTGGTTGCTGCCCATAACGGAACTATCTAGCCTAAGCATAATCTTGAGGGATTGTGCCAGCCTAAAAGGATTTGACGTTTAAATCATTAAACTTTGGGTATGGCAGTGATAAGAGAATTGACCAGCCCTAACGGTTGGCCAGCTAGCGAAGATCGCAAGGCTTTGGGCATTGAATCTTTTACCGTACCTGGTACAAAGATAAAGTTTGCTTGTGCCAAAGCTGTTGCCCCATTACTTGTCAATTTTGCCAAAGAATTTCACGAACTTGTAGAACCTATTGATCAAGGCCAATTAGATGATTGGGGCTATGCCTTCCGTATGACCCGGGGATCTGATCGGGTTTTAAGTAATCATTCATCCGGGACAGCTATAGATTTAAATGCAATTAAGCATCCTTTAGGCAAGTCAAATACATTTAATCGCGATCAATCTAATACAATTAAGCTACTGATAACTAAATATGGTTTGTTTTGGGGTGGCAATTACAAGAAACGCAAAGATGAAATGCATTTTGAAATAGCATTAACACCCAATCAAGTCAAACAAAAAATAAAAGAGTTAGGATTGAAATGAAATTAGATAAGAAGAAAAAAGAAATTGTTAAGTCATATTTAAGAAGCGTTGCAGTAGCAACCGTTACAACAGCATTAGCCTTAGTTGCAGATGTACGCCCAGAACTAGCAATCGTAGCCGGCGCAGTAGTAGCCCCTTTGATCCGCTATCTTGATCCAAAAAATGATCAATTTGGCGTTAATAGTAAATGACTATGAATGATTGGGCGGCATTAGCAGTATCTACCGTCACAATTTTGGGTGCATTAGTAGCTACCGTAAGATGGCTAGTAAAGCATTATTTAAGCGAACTTAAACCGGACAACAATGGCCGTCATAATCTTGAAGGCAGGGTTGCCCGCATAGAAGAAAAATTAGACACGCTTTACCAAATACTTATATCCAAGAATTAAGTCGGCTTTTACCCCTACCCTATGGCCATGAAGATGTGTGTGGTTGTACCAAGTAGGGGTAGGCCTGAGAATGCAGATCGATTGGCCAAAGCTTTTATTGATACAAATGCAGAAGCTGATTTATATATTGTTGTAGATAATGACGATCCAAAATGGAATGAGTATGCAAAAAATGAATCTCTTACAGTATTGCCGGCAGATAATAAAACAGGTGGTTGTGCCGCTTCTCTTAATACCGGTGCAATTTTGCTTTTGGATATTATTAAGTTTCCTTTATATGACTATTTTGTTTTCATGGGTGATGATCATTTACCTAGAACCAAAAACTGGGATAAAGCCTTTATTCAAACGTTAGGCCTACAAAGTGGCATTGCCTATGGTGATGATTTATTGCAAGGCGAAAATCTACCTACTGCCTTTGCAATGACCAGAGATCTAGTAAATGAGCTACGCGGTATGACATTCCCGGGATGCATTCATCTTTATTTTGACAATTTTGTAAAGCAACTGGGAATTGATTTAAAGTGTTTAAGATATTTACCTGATGTCATTATCGAACATTTACATCCGGTAGCCGGTAAGGCTGAAATGGATCAAGGATATGCCAGGGTAAATCAACCTAAATGGTATGAAGAAGATTTGTTGACATTACAAAAATACATTAGATCGCAAGAGTATGCAGATTTGGTAAATAAATTTAAATGAACATTCTCATTACTGGTTCACACGGTTTTGTTGGTAGAGCCTTTAGGCGGGCTTTGCCAAATGTAAATTTAACTTTAGTAGATCTTAAACAGGGCGTTGATTGCCGTAAGTTTTTTGCATTAGAAAAAAAACAATATGATCTTGTAATTCATTTAGCCGCAGTAGTGGGCGGCCGAATGCTTATAGAAAATGAACCCTTAGCCCTAGCTGTTGATCTAGCCATTGATGCTGAGTTTGCATCCTGGGCATTAAGAACAAAACAACCTTATGTTGTTTATTTTTCATCATCAGCTGCCTATCCAATTGAATTACAAACTTTGACAAAAAAACGTAAGTTAAAAGAAAAAGATATTAATTTTAATAAAATAGGCAAACCAGATATGACTTATGGTTGGTCAAAACTTACCGGCGAAATGTTAATGAACTACCTACGCGAAGAAGGCACAAAGGTATTGACACTTAGACCTTTTAGTGGCTATGGGACAGATCAAGATTTAGATTATCCATTCCCATCAATTATTGAACGTGCCATTATGAATGCGAATCCTTTTAATATTTGGGGCAAGGCAACAACAACAAGGGATTTTATACATATTGATGACATAGTTGATGCGGTGATTACTATGGTCAGGAATGACTGCAATCAAACCGTAAATTTATGCACCGGCAGAGCTACTACTTTTATGGAATTGGCTAAAATTGCTTTGAAGATTTTGGGTCACGAAAAACCTAGCGCAACCAAATTTAAGGTTTTGACCGATAAACCCGCTGGGGTGGCCTACAGGGTAGGTGACCCAACTATGATGAGCGATTACTATACGCCAAAAATAAGCCTTGAAGAAGGCGTTGAACGTGCAATTCGCGGATTAGTCTGATCTAAAATAAGCCTACTATGACCCCTAAAAATCCCCGCAAAGTCACCAAGCGCAAAAGGCGTACACCACGCAAAGCTGATGCGTTAAATAAGTTAGAAAATCACTACATAACGCTAAATGAAATGTACCGCGCTGCAAAGGCGGCTGGATTTAGTAGTGATGTTGCTTTTTGGTTAATAACAGAACCAGGATCTTCATTGCCTGATTGGGTCAACCCAGGCGGTAAACCTAGTGAGATTATTCCCCGCATTGATCCTACAGATGATGAGGATGAAGATTAAGCGCGATAAGAGTTTTAACGCTAAGTACCTTGTGGTCAGTGACTTGCAAGTACCTTTCCAATTTAACGAAGCTATTACAAACCTAAAGAAGCTAGTTAATGCCTTCAAGTTTGATTTAGTTTTAAATGTGGGTGATGAAATGGATTTCAACACTATTTCAAGATTCAGTGAAGGTAGGTCTGAATCATTTTTACAAACATTAGATGAAGATAGAAAAACCTGCCAAAACATTTTGTATGATTTAAAAACTGATGTGGTGTCAAGATCTAATCATTCTGATAGGTTGTATAAGTCCCTACAGCGCATCCCTGGTCTTATGGGATTGCCAGAGCTGCAATACCCAAAATTTATGGCTTTTGATGATTTAGGTATCTATTACGCAAAACAGCCCTATGCCATCCCTGGCACTAATTTTGTGCTTTGTCATGGGGATGAAGGTGTTATCTCAAAGATCGCCGGCCAAACCGCTTTAAACCTTAGCCGTAGGTGGGGGCGATCAGTTATTTCGGGGCATACCCACAGGCTGGGCTACACATGCCATTCAGAAGCCTTTAATGGCCGATTAGAGCGTGTTTTGGTAGGGGTAGAGTGTGGTCATACCAGTGACCTAAAAAAGATGGCTTATACGAAAGGCTACGCCCAATGGCAGGCAGGTGCAGTTATTGTTCACGTCAAGCGTGGCAATGTGAGCGTGGAGATGATCCCATTCAATGCGGATGGCTCATTCACGGCAATGGGTAAAGCCTTTGGGTGACCTAGATCACAGGACACACCGATAGGTCATATCGCCTAATCCCACCTTTTAGTGTTTAATTGCATTTACAAAAGCAATTGACCTGAAGGGGGTTAATGTGAGATTAGTACCTACAGACTTGGTAGCTGCTATTACTTGGTTTGTTTATGTTGATGGCAAAAAAGTATTAAAACAAAAAAATGTTAAGTATCCACCAAACAATTATGATGCTGTTTGTTCTTGTGGATATGAAACAGCTACAAATGGTTCAAATAAGGATGTGATTTACGGTCTTATAAATCATCATAAAATCAATGTTCACAACTATATTTATGAACTTAATTGTGGATGTACAACAGATTTTAAAAGCACCACAAAACACGGTGCTAGATGTAAGTCACAATTTACAAATAAGCAGTTGGTGTCAAATTGAACGCCTTAGCTTATGCACAAAAGGGTTGGTTTGTAATGCCGTTAAAACCAAAGTCTAAAGAACCTGCATCTTTTTTAAGACACGGTTATTTAGATGCTTCCCTAGATACAAAACAAATCAACAAATGGTTTAACAATCCGGACTTCAATATTGGCTTGGCAATCATTCAATCAAATTTAGTTGTTTTAGATTTTGATTTAAGAAATGCCAACAATAGGGTCAGTTGGGAATTGTATCGCCAAATTTGTATCAAAAGTAATACTCACACAGTTAAAACAGATAATGGTTATCACTTTTATTATAAAGCTGATAAATCACAACATTTCAAAGGTAAGTTGATACCCGGCATAGATATTAAGCACAAAGGCTATGTAGTTTTGCCACCATCAATTCACCCAAATGGATCTGTTTATACAGTAATTAACAACGTAGAACCGGTAAATCTGCCGGCTGAATTAGAAAAGGTAATGAATTGCAATTAGTTAAATATGACAAAGAATCAGGTGCTTACGTTGATGAAAAACGCAAGCATTTTGTAAAAGCTTCTCTAATCCGAAAACACGCCAAAAAATCAATTGGTGCAAAACAGGTTAGAGGAAGGCTGTCAGCCAAAATGGTTGAAGCTTATTGGTTAGATAACTACAAGGAAGTGGTGAAATATGAGCTATGAAATATACGGTTGGCTAATGGTAATTTCTTTATTTACCTTAGTTGCTTTATTGATAGGCGTTACCTGGTTAGTTGCTTTAGAACGTGGCTATGACAAAGGTTTTAAAAGTGGCTACAAACGCGGTTCTATGGATGCAAAACAATCAAGATTGCATCAAGTAACAATTACAAATCATCCGTCAAGACGTGAAAAACAATTGAAGGAAGATAATGAATATCTAATGGACAAAGTAGTTAATTTATGGGATAGGGAAAATAAGTAATGAATATGAATGATTATGTAGATGTTGCTGAAAGGATCGCACAGCTTAAAGAGTTATATCCTGAAGCATCATTACAGCCGTACAACCCTAATAAACCTTATGAGATTGTGCAGGTGGAAGGTAAAACCTATGTGGTTTACACAGCTGCCTGTTATCGCGATCCGCATGATGTTAGGCCAGGCGTTGCTTGTGCTTGGGAACAGATCCCGGGCAAAGGTATGACAGCCGGGTCTGAGCTGATGATATGTGAAACCAGTGCTTGGGGTAGGGCGATTGTTGCAGCAATGAAAACAGCAACAAAAAGGGTTGCATCCAAACAGGAAGTGGTAGCTGCTAAAAACCGACAAAACTGGTCAGTAACACCAACAGAATCTTTAAATTCTGATTTGTTATCTAGGCCATCTGACCCAGTACCAGCCGATAAAAACATTTATGGACAACCTGGTAGCAAGTCGGCATTGATGGAAAGAATTATGCGCCATCAATTTGTCGAAGAAAAAAAGTATGATGAAAACCCAGCACCTATGAGTGTTGAACAGGTAGTTGATGCATTAGCTACTGATGTACCAGCGGTGCAATATTGCCAACACGGTGAAATGGTTTTGCGAACCGGAATCAGCAAGGGTGGAAAACCATACTATGGTTACACCTGCTCAAAGGGTTGTGAAGCTAAGTGGGCAACTATGAGTAAAGAATCTGGCAAGTGGTATTACCCGGTGACTACTAATGGGTGATATGGAAATGATTGACAAGTATGGTGTCAGGGCAACTTTTACTCAAAATGGGGTGGACTTGGATTTAGTCCCACTATCTGAATGTTGTGAAATGTGTAATGATCCAAGAATGATAAATGTCAATGGTGTTAAAAAATGTGTAGTTTGTCATTCTGTTCATTCGATTGGGTATGAAGTCAATGAATAATTTTGATTATCGAACATCAATCATCAAGGGTCAGGAATATAACAAGTACGTAGCCGGATTGCTGCAAAGCTTTGGTGTTCCGGAAGTTACAGTACCGCCGTTTTTAGATTGGGCAAACAATCCTATGGAACAGCTAGAGATAACTAAAAATGAAAAAGATCTATTGGTTGATGATTTAGTTATTGAGGTTAAATCCAGAAACGTCAAATTTCAGGATATGGATGATTTTAGATATGCCACCGTTATGGTAGATACGGTTTATGGTTGGCAGCAAAAGACAATCAAGCCGTTTGCCTATATAATAGTGAGCCAAATCACAGGGGGTTTATTTGTTATACCTGGATCATCCCAGCCTGATTGGACAATTGAAGAATACTATGACCCAGCCAGGGACATTACAGATAAATTCTATTTAACTACAAAAAAGCATTGCAGGCCATTTTTAGAGCTTGTAGATGTATTACTAGAAAGAGCAGATGAGCGAACCAATCAGATGCAATAAATGTGGATCTTGGATTATTAGGGATGAAGCTTGTTTGACCTGCCAAATCCTAGACAGGTCAAAACACGCCCTATTTCATTGAATCTTCTAGATGGGGGTTTGTGTATGTTATCTTTACGCCGGTTTGTGGGGGCTTACACTGAAGGTCGGTTATACCGGTTGCGGCACTCTCCTAACCCTAAAAAAATTTTTTTTGGGGGGTGGGGGGGCTTTGCTAAAAATCAGGTTACCCGGTTACGGGTAACAAAAATATTTATAATAATATTTATAATAATTAATATACAATCAACTAATGCTTATGATAATTACAAACCAACACACTATAAGCAATACATATTGATGACATTAAATAACTTAGATCAAACTCATTGCTTGATAGATTTATATACTAAAGAAAACAGTCAATGGAATCCTAAAGCCCGAAATGGGTCGCACTATGGGATACCCCAGGGTAGATCCAAGTGGTTGGCTACCGTTGACGGAATACGTCAAATTGAATGGGGCAAAAAATATATAGGCAATCGCTATGGCTGGATAGATCAAGCTAATAATGTGCCTAATGCTTGTGCTGCCTGGGAACATTTTAAACGTAAAAACTGGCATTGATGATTTACTGCAAACACGTCTATGAAACCTTAAATAGTAGCTTGTGTCGATATTGTGGACTGCCTACTAATGAAGTAGATTGGGCGCATCAGAATAGCTTAAAAGAACAATGGCATAAAGATAATCCAAATGCTGAATATGAAGGGTGGATGTCAATATGAAGGATACTGAAAAGATAACTATAGGCATTACATCACCTGGATATGTGGTAACCGACTTTATGACTAGCATCTTGGATGTAGCTAGATCACAAAAGCAATTAGGTCAATTTATAAGCTTACAAGGATCAGGTGTTATTAGTAGATTACGCAATCAGGTGGTAGCTACATTCTTAAACAAAACTACAGATGATTGGCTATTGCAGATAGACACAGATCAAAGATTCACAGTCAATGATTTTAAGAAGCTGGTAGCGGCAGCTGATAAAGACCAAAGGCCTATTGTGTCTGGGGTAGTACACGGTGGGTGGGAAGTAGGAGAACCATATTTAGAACCAGTACCTTGCATCTTCAAATTAGGCAGCGATAATGGTTTATATGCAATACACGATTATGAAGAGGATACAATCATAGAGATTGATGCAGCCGGAACAGGGGCTATCCTGATACATAGATCCGTCTTTGAACGGTTTGTAAAAGAAGCCGATCAAACACACCAGGGTGACAAATGGTGCTTCTATCAGGATATGCCTTTGCATCACGAATGGGTAGGTGAGGATCTACTTTTCTGCATTAGGGCTAGAAGCTTTGGTTATAAGATGTATGCCCATACAGGTGTGCAGATGGAACATCAACGTAAGATGTGGATAGGCGCAAGACAACATAAAGACTTTGCCCGGTTCAGACGTGCAAGGCATCAAAGTGAGGAACAAATCAATGGCAATAATAACTAGCCAGATAACAGTAACAGGTACAAGTCAAGTGATCATTAGTGTTGACAATGTGACACGTGATGTGTTGCTACACGCAAAGCACGAAGTATTTATTGGTAACAGTGGAGTTACGTCAACAAGTGGATACATTATGGACAACGGTGATGTGCTTAGGCTGTCATTGATGGATGGTGAAGATCTTTGGGCGGTTACAGCTGGTGGAAGTGGAACGCTACACGTTCTGGCAAGTAAGGTAGATTAAATAAATGGGGGCTTTTTTTCCTAAA